AGGCTCCGCCACCTGCGCCCGGCACCCCCGGCACCCCCGGCGCTCCGCCTCAGGCCAAGCCGAAGGCGTTGACCGAACCGCAGAGCCAGATCGACGACGACTGGGGCGTGTTCATCAAGGCCGCCAACGATCCAGGCGACGGGGCCGCCGACTACGACAACCCGGAGTTCGCCTTTGACCTGGCCGCGGTCTACCGCCGGCAGATCAACAGCGTGATCGAGCGGCTGAGCGACGGCAAGGCGATCTCGATGATGGAGACGAAGGCCGAGCCGGATCCGGACCCCGAGGTCTACATCAACGCGCAGGGCTGGGCCGAGGAGATCGCCACGGTGGCCGAGCGGCACATCGGGCTGACGATGGTCGAGGCCGGCGGGAAGGCGATCGAGACGCTTGGCGTTGAGGGCGTGTCGTTTGCCATCGACACTGCATCCGCCCGGACGTACATCCAGGAGACGAGTCGGCGCGTCGGCGGCCAGACGGCCGACACGCTGGTCGGGGATCTGCGGCAGCAGCTCGCCGCCGGGATCGAAGCGGGCGAGTCCACGCGTGAGATCGCCAAGCGAATTCAGGCGATGGGAGAAAGCGTCCGATGGCGGGCGGATCGTGTGGCGAGGACGGAGACGGCGTTTGCGATGACAGCCGGCATGGAAGAGGCGTGGTCGCAATCGGGCGTCGTCGAGGGCAAGCGGTTCCTGAAGTCGCCCGATGCGTGCCCGATCTGCGAAGCGGTTGACGCGGAGTGGTCGGGCGTGACTCAGCCGCTCGGCAAGCCGTTCTACGCGAAGGGGTCCGCGATCGACGTGCCGGGCAGCGACACGCCGTTTGCGTTCGACTATGCTGACATGCAGGGTGCTCCGGTTCATCCGCACTGTCGGTGTTCCGTGGAGCCGGTGCTTTCGGAGGTCGAGCGATGACGCGCGACGGCAACGGTGGCAACGGTGGCAACGGCAAGAGCGATTCGGTGCGATTTTCGCAGACCGAATGGCTGCGCATTCTCGCGGCGGCCGTCATCTTCACCGGAGCGCTCGTCGGTGCATTTGAGATTCGCATCCACTCGGTGAGCGAACGGCTCGCACGCGTCGAAACGACGCAGACCGAGATCAAAGAGGACATCGGGGAGATCAAGCGAGCGATTTGGGGCCGTGTGTTTCCAGGCAGCGAGGGGCCGCATCAATGAGGTGCTGCCGTGAAAGCTCGGATCGTGTGTGTTCTGATTCTGGGGGCGGCGGTTGGATGGGCGCTGTACGAGCGCGGTCGCGCGGCTGAGGCGAGGGCGTTACTCGCAGAAGCCGACGAGACGTGGGTCGAGTTTCTGATCGAACTGGATGACGATGTTCGAGCAAAGCCCGACGATCCGCGGTTCCGAGCCGAAGTCGCAATCGTGCTGTGGACGCTCGGGAAGTGCATGGAACAGCATTTGCCGTCGCATGATCGGTATACCGCGTTCATCGCGGCGATGGACGGACTCGTGTTGACGCAGGAGAATCCCGATGGCCGAGACCCCACTTGAGAAAGCAACGCGGCTGGCGAAGGAACTGCACGAGAAGGCGAAGAAGGTGCTTGACGGCTGCGACACCGATCCGCTGGAGTTCACGGCCGAGGAAGTGCAGAGCATCATCGGCTGGACGAATGAGGCCGACGAGTACGTGCAGCAGATCCTTTCGCCGACGCAATCGCCGGTGATCTCGGCACCCGGCACGATCCCGTTGTGGGATGAGCCTGAGACGGCCGAGGCGTACATCACGCAGTGCGCGACAATGGCGGAAGAGGCGTACATCGAGGCGTGCGATCCGACGCCAGACGAGGAGTACATCTACGTGCGGATGTACTACCTGCACGAGTGGCTGGACGGCTACCACGCATCGCTGAGCTAGGAGGCGGGCATGCTGAGTGGCTACAGCACGAAGGAAATGTTCACGGACGATCGGGCGCACGACGTCATCGTGCGCGGCGTGCACACGAAGATGAAGGCCGCGAGTAAGGCGGAACTTGCGCAGAGATGCCGCGAGCGATTCGGACCCGGCGTGCTCGTGCTCGCCGGACGCCGGAGATGGCGCTGGCGACAGAAGGGATAGACCGATGCTGCGCAAAGGCTACGATGCGACGCTGAAGGCCGTCGAGGGCGAGCGGGCAGTGGTGGCGATGATCTCGACGACGGCCGTGGACCGGGACGGTGAGGTCATGCTGCCGAGCGGGATGGACGCGAAGGACTACCGGGCGAATCCGGTCGTTATGCTGGGGCATTCTCAGCAGTACGATCCGAGGGCGTTGCCGATCGGGACGGCGGCGCAGATCAAGCGGTTGGCCAAAGGCGTCGAGGCGAAGATCGTTTTCGCCAATCGGCCGGCCTCGCTTCCCGACGGCGAAGAGTGGTTGCCCGATACGATCCTCGAACTGTTCCGCCAGAAGGTGCTCCGCGCATTCTCGATCGGCTTCCTGGCCGACGAGGTGAAGGACGCCGCCGCCGCAGAGATCCGTCGGTTCGGCGAGGGGCTTCGGCGCGTCATCAGCAAGTGGAGGCTGATGGAGATCTCCGTCGTCGCCGTTCCATCCAACCAGGAAGCGTTGGCGATGGCGGTGAGCAAAGGGATCTGCCCGCGTGACTCGTGGATCTTCGACGGGGAGATTGGACTGAAAGCGGCCAAGCGGCCGACTATCATGCAAGTGCCGATCGGACGGCTTGAGATGCCGCGTAGGCTTTGCTGTCCCGATCGATTGACGGTGCCTCGCTCCGCGTAGGTGCGCATCCTGCGACCGGCTACCTGGACCTGGGTCGAGCTTGCGCAACCCCAACGGGCGTCGTGACCAGCGACGAAAGGTCGCTGGGATGAATTGGAAGCTGTTCCTCAAATACCTCAAGTCGAAGGGCTATGAGGGAAAGGATGAGCTTGCACCCGTTCAGGAGTGGTTGACCGAGAACGGGCACGACCCGGATGAGATCACCGGGAAGGACGGCAAGGCTCATAAACTCAAGGATCTCTGGGACAATCGCAACGGGTCGAAGCTCGACCTCGGCGACGTGGAGGCGAAGGCCGCGTCGGAAGCCGAGATCGATCGACGCGTGCGCGAGCAGACCGCCGCGGCTTTGGAAGCCGCCAACATCAAGAAGGCGACGACCGACGACAACGGCCAGAAGTCCGCAGAACTCGCCGAGGGCGAGATCAAGGTCGGCAAGGATCGTCTGGTCGATCACCCGACCGCCGGCTACGAGGGCGGCACGAAGACGATCGCGCTCGGCCGATTCATGGCCGACGTGCGTCGGGCCGAAGTCAAGGGCGATGAGACCGAGAAGCTGAAGGCGTGGACGAAGGCTTCGCTTTCGACCTACGCCAACGAGACCGACGCCTCGGACGGTGGATACGCCGCTCCCGAGGAGATGCGTTCCGCCATCGAGACGCGCGTCCAGGGCAAGGACTCGCTTCTGAGCCTGTGCGACACGTGGCCGATGTCGACGCAGTCCCTGACGCTGCCCGATGACGAGGCGACGCCATGGGGCTCGTCCGGCATCCAGTCGTATTGGGAAGGCGAGGCGCAGGCCATCACGCAGTCGAAGCCCGTCCTGAAGCAGAAGCGTTGGACGGCCCGCAAGGTGACGGCGCTCGTGCCGATCACCGACGAGCTGGCCGCCGATGCACCTGCGATGGGCGCCTTCGTCATGCGCAAGGTCGGCGACGTGATGGACTTCAAGGTCGGCGAGGCGATCGTACGCGGCACTGGCGCAGGCCAGCCGCTTGGCATTCTCACCGCCGACTCGACCGTATCCGTCGCAAAGGAAGGATCGCAGGTCGCGGACACCTTCATCGGCATCAACGCGATCAAGATGCTGTCGAGGCTTTACGCACCGTACCGCTCCACGGCGTACTGGCTGATGAATCAGGACGTTGAGCCGTACCTGTACCGACTCGCCGCGCCCGGCATCGACGCGATCGGATCTGAGACTGCCAACTGGGGCACGGGCATCTTTATGCCCGCCAGCGGCATCAACGGCGGCATCCCGTCGTTGCTCGGTCGCCCGATCATCTTCACGCAGCACTGTGCCGAGCTCGGCACGGTCGGGGATGTCATCCTCGGCTCGTTCGCGCGCGGCTACGGTGTTGCACTCCGGCAGAGCATGGAAGCGGCGACGTCGATCCACTTCTGGTTTGACCAGACGACGACGGCGTTCCGCTTCGTCATGCGTATGGATGGTCAGCCGTATCTGTCGGCTGCGATTTCCCCGAGGGCGGGGAGCAACACCATGTCCGCGTTCGTCACGTGCGCGTCTCGATAAGGAGATGATCAATGGGACATCAGGGACACCTCTCTGAGAACGTCAAGCTGATCTGGCAGCACATCGACCCTTCGACGAAGGACACGCGCGTCGCGGATTCCGTGTTGCAGGTCACGCAGTGCATCGACATCAGCGAGTACAACAATGTCATGTGCGTGCTGTTCCGCCTCGCCGGCACCGGCTCGATCCAGCAGGCCACGCTCTACGCGTGCACTGCGGTCAGCGGCACCGGCGCGACGGCAATCGTCAACAGCGGATCTACCGAAGCGACCGGCCTCATCGGCACGGCCGCCGGGTCCAATGCGACGAACGGGCAGCGCGGCGCAGGCATGATCGTTCTGGAGGCCACGGCCTCGCAGATCGACTCGGTGTTGGCGAATGCTGACTTCGTCACCGTCAAGGCGTCGTTCGCTACGGCGACCGACGAGCTTGGCGTGCTTTGGATTCTGTCGAACCCGCGATACGCTCAGTCTGGTCTGACCAGTACGGGTCGCGGTACGACGGCATGACCTCCAGGTCGGCCTCGCAGAAACGCGGGGCCGCCCTTTATGTCGGATAGTGTGCTGATCGTCGGGCGTGGACCTTCGGTGCGTGGCTTCACCGACTGGGATCGGTACGGCGACGTACTCGCCGTGTCATCCGGCGCGTTCGCCATCCCGCCAGATTCGCGTCCGCCGAAGCACTTCGTGACGATGGATTATCCGAAGTGGTTTTTCGCCGAGCTGCACGACCGCGAGGCGGCCCACGCCTGGCAGTGGGATCAACACGCACCGTGGCCGTTTTGGGCTGACGAGCGGATCATCAAGCATGTGCCAGAAGAGCGGGTGAATCGCGGCTACTACCGCGCGATGCCGCCGGAGATCTGGGATGTGATTCCGACCGAAGCGCAAGACGCTTTCAGGCGCGAGCTGATGGATCACATGCATCAGTTCTCGTTTCAACCGGGCTGGGGCGACTTCTCCAATGTCCGCGGGTGGCCTATGTTCATGAACCGGGCACCGAGCTACCGCGACGGCCCGCTCGGGATGAAGGGCGAGGGCGAGGACGGCGTGATCCGCAACTCGTGGTTCATGGCGGTGCAGATCGCCGCTCGGCTCGGGTATCGGCGCATGTACTTCATCGGCTGCGACTTCCTGGGCGACCATTACAAGCATTGCCGCGTACGGCTCGCGGCGTGGTATGATCTGGCGCGTCGATCGGGACTGGAATGGATCAACGTCGGCGCCGGCTCGGCGTTGGCGGAGCACGTTCCGACGATCGCTGCGGATCGCATCGAGGCGGAGGTAGCGTGATGTTGATGCGGCGGGTGATGGTGACGATGAACAGCGGCGGGAAGTGGATTCCGCCGAACGTGATGTGGTCGCACATGGCGGCGGCCTCGCGCTGGGGGGCGCAGTACGTGCAACTGACAGGCATGGGAAACGGCGACCCGTTCGTCATCAAGTCGCGCGCGCTGGCCGAGCTTGCCGATTCGTTCGCTGGCGTAGAGCAGGTCATGTGGATCGACGGCGATGTGCTGATCCGCCACGACTGCGAGAGCATCTTCGACCTCGTGCCGATCGACCACTTCGGCGGCGTGCCGAACTTCCAGGGCGACACGCACAACGGCATACCGCCGGTGAATCAGACGCGTCTCGCTCCTGGCATGATTACGCAGATCGTCGGTGCGATCCGCGGCCTCATCGAGAAGAACGCGGCGCGGTCCGGAGTCGAGGAGACACGGACGGGCGTGGTCGATGCGTACATGGACCGCGAGGCCGAACGCGGCTACCTGTCGCTGTCGATCTCTCAGCGTACGCATATCGGCCTGCTGTTTGAGCT